CTTGATCATCTCCTGAGTGTAACCATTAGGATGAGACATTACTTATCTTTCCAACCACCTGCTTTTAACCAGTTGTTATAGTGTGGGTTATCCCAATTGTCACTAATCTCATAGGATGGAATAACAACCTCTTGGATGTATCTCCTATTCTCTTCAACAAGTGATACCTTGGCATCTATTTGAGCACCCCACCAAACTGCTGCACCTACCTGTGCTGCTAAGAATGTGAGTAATGGTATTGGTAAATTTTTCATTTTTCTGCTGCGTATAATGCGAATGTAGAAGTAGTTATAACAGTCATCATGTTAGCAATGTGTTGCTTCACATCAGAATCACATGCCTTACCAGGCATAAAGCATCCAAATATAGTTGCTCCTACTATTGCTAACTGAAAGAAAATTACAAACCTTATGAGGTCTATAACCCTGTCCTTACTGTTGTTGGGGGACTTGTTCACGATAGTCTTTCTTGGGAACTACAAGACCCTTCACAGGTCCAGAAGTTTTTGGCCATGCATTAACCATTTGTATATAGACTTCTTCTCTTACCACCTGTCTTATCTGTTCTATTTGTTCACTCTGTCTTCTCTCTGGACCTCCTTGCATCTTATCTATCTGATGGTTGCCACCAACAAATGCACCAGTCCCTAGAACTACTGCTGCTGTCCCTGTAGATGCTACCTTTTGTATGTCCATTAGATTAAGTCCTCCAACTTAAACAGACTTATAAGTCTTATACCTTTAGACTCCATAAGTTCTCTAGCTTCATTGCCTTCCTGTCTATTTACAATACAGACAACCCTCTCCACTATATATCCAGCATCACGTAGTTTTTCTACTGCAAAGAGAGAAGATTCTCCTGTAGTAACAACATCTTCTAATACAGTAACCTTAGACCCTTCAGGTAGCACTGGACCTTCTATCCATGCCTGTGTGCCATGACCCTTAGGTTCTTTACGCACTATCAACCCACCATCAATCATGAATTTTGGATTGGTATTATTCCAAAATTGAAATGATGCAAAGGCAACACCTGATACTAAAGGATCAGCACCAAGAGTAAGTCCTGCCACTGCTTTAGCATCATGCTCTATTGTTTTTAATAACAGATGAGATGTTATCCATAACCCTCTACCATTTAAGATAACAGGTTTACAATTAACATAGTGCTCACTGCTTTTACCAGAAGAAAGTTTATACTCACCCTTACGATAAGCTTTCTCTTTCATCATCTTTAAAAGATCATCTCTCAATTGATCACTCATCTTTCATTTACCTCAACATTATATTCTATGATAATTTTCTTGGAAGTTTTACCAGTAGAACTGTATGTGTCATACCTTTCCATCTTACCACCAAGAAGAGCTGTTAATGTTAACATCTCAGATATCAAGGTTCCTTCATCTTCCTTCATTTTCATATTCCTCAGTTGATATAGACCATTCAGCGTATAAACGTCTTCCTGTTTTACCCTGTATGTCAATGTATACTTGATTGTTACTCTGCCAAAGTCCCAAACGATCTCCTAATTTCACGTAGAGACTCAAAATTTTTCTGTTTAGTGCCGCCATCATATTCCCAAGCATAACCTTCAGTAATCATTTGTTCATTTAAGGAAACAGTATCCTCGCCAACATAGAGCCAACCAAGAAGCCTACCATACTTCCCCATGCCACCCTTAAGTTCAGTTCTAATAGTGAGTTCTTCATCTCCTGCAATTGTATCCTCCAAATGTTTCTTCATCCACTCAGTAGCATCAAGTCCTAGTGCTTTCTCTTCAAGGTCTCTGGTTCTCTTCTCTGGGGTATCCACTCCAGCAATCCTTACCCGTTCTTTCTTGAATAAATCGAAGCCAAGGTCTATGAGAACATCTATCGTATCCCCGTCTAATACTTTCACTATCTTTGTCACTCGGAAATTGTAACAACTCTTCCTCGATGGTGGTGTCATCGCTCCCATAATCTCCCCACTCCATTTGTTCTAGTGAGTTATTTAGCATCTCATCTACTGGAGTTCTATCTTGCTCAGACCTCCACGTTCTCATCTCCTGAATCCACGCATTGGGATTCATTGGAGATGTGACTATGAACATTGTCGTTAGGATTCCATTGATCATACTTGAATACCCAGTATATTACATACCCTACTGCTACCAGTAGAATGGCAACCATAATATTTACTGACCACACTACCTCACTCATCCCAGTAGAGAATCTGGATGACTATGCTTTTCAAGTTTACCTGACATAGTATAAGCTTCCTTACTACCACCATGACCATGAGCTATACCTAACTCATGCATCTTTGCATGTTCATCAATAGGATCTCTTAGATCCCTCTTACCTGGTCCTATTGTAAGGTATAGTCCATACCCCATAATAAAGAATAATAATCCTACAATAATGAATACTAAAATCATTGTCTTAATAGTTGATAAAAATATTATACCATACTATTTAAACATATGCTTGTGCTGCAAGCCATGCTGATAACCCTAAAGAAGTTCCCATGATAGTGAGTCTACTCATCCACCACATAATTTCGTGTTTGTTTTTCTTCATGATTCCAATACACAATAGTCAATAAAAAAGGGATGCTCCTGTAGATAGGAAACATCCTCTTTTGAATTCTTTATAGCTTCATACGCATCCACTGCATACTCACAGATTTCATAATGATGTAATTCTGTGTCGTGATATCCGACTGTATAATGTGTCAGGGGCATGATTATTTCAATCCCATACTGCTAATATTTATAGCACAGGTTGAGTAATTTTGCCTAGTTCAGTGTGGACTTACTAACTCAGTTAGAGTATCAACGCACCAAGTATGAATCCCTTACCAAAAGCCAAACATAACATTTGATAATCTGTCAATTTAAACTTGTCTTGTATCTTCTTTGCCCATGCCTTGTCCCAATCTTTAACCTTAGTAAATGCTTCTTTAATATTAAGATTCCACATCTTCATCCTCCTCTATTTTTAAACGTCTTTTAAGAAAAAGGATTTCCCTTTTCAATTCATCCTTCTCAATCTTCAGTTGTTCGATTTCTTGTTCGTAAACAATAATCATTTGCTCAAGTCGTACTACATCATTTTCAAGATCCCACCTTGGTTTGGGATATGGTGTGTTCATTTGAATAATTAGTTATTCATTTAATGGTTTCTTTATCTTTACAATTGATAAGGCTTCTCATCAGTGCTTATCTTGATAGGTGCTTGCTCAATTCTAATTGTTTGAGTAGGACCAGTCTGAGATGCTTTCTCTATTAATAATTCAAGATCTTTCTTACTGATACCACCTCCACCACCATTGCCATTGATAGCATTACCATTCTTATCCATCTTCATTGTACCATCACCCTTCTTAGATGCAGTTTGAATCCCAAAGCTAGCTAAAACTCCTGTAAAAACCGAAGCTATAAAAGTTGGATCGATTTTCTGTTGTGGTACACCTGGTATCGCAACGTAATTTAAAGTCAGTATTCCTCCTGACCAGGCAAGAACTGTAATTCGCACAAAAGTAGAGATGATTGCTGCTTGTTCATCAGCATCTGGCAGTATGGCATCTTTTACTTTACCAAAGACACCTCTTTTCTTTTCCTCTTCAGGATGTTCTTCTTCTACTACTTCTTCTTTAACTTCTTCAGCCATGGGGGTAAAGCAACTAACCTATTTAGAATTGAGAAACTCCTAAACCACCAGATGGCACAGCCATTGCTCCTACATCAGGTGTTTCTAAATCAGGAGTTCCAATAGGAAGATCTCCTCCTAGTCCACCACCTATAGCACCAAGTGCTTTCTCTGTTATACTTTCTATGATGGAATCTTTATTAACGTAAACGTAAGCACCAGTGCCAACAACGGCAATAGATACAGCAGTAGACGCAAGAGCAAGTACATTAATTATTTTTTGCATTTTATTATAGCAAGTAAGTTATTTATTATAATACGCATCGTAGTATTTGACAATACCTGATGAGATCTTATGTCCTTTAGCAACCCACTCATCAGCGCATTCATAAATTAATTTGTTTGAGTAGTCTCCTTTTCCAAATTTTTTAAAAAGAATCTGTAAGACTTCTTGCCTAAGATTCAATTGTTCTTCTGTAGGTGTCATTTAATCCTCCATCATAAACGACATCATAGTCATAAACATAGTAGTTGTCATTACAACACCAACTACTACCATGAATACCATTTGGTATATTTCTGTAAAATTAATCATTAAATTAGACCTAGTGAACCTGCAGTCATTCCAACTGCAACAAAAAATCCAAACTCTAAAATATCTCTAGAGCCTGGAGGAATTGATGTTAATAGTAATGCCAGTGGTATCATTGAAATACAACTGAGAAAACATTACTGTATGCTGTTGCTGCTAAGAGGCAGCCAAAAACTATGAAAGGCATTTGATTAATAGTAAACTGATCAATCCAACCATTGCTAAACGTCCATTCCAACGTTCAGCAAATCTCCAATATGGGTGATGGATATCTATCATGATGCTGATGGTACAGGTACTGGTTGCATTCTAGCAACTCTTATACCTTTGCCACCATCTTGATCATCGTCATCATCATCTCTTAAAGCACGAAGTAATAGTTCTACTCCCACCAGTAATCCCATTGGATAAAAGATCCATAGGATTGCTTGGAAAGGTGTGATATCATTTACTGCTTGAAGTTCACCCATGTTGTGTTGATTTGTGAATAATTATTTAGTTATGTAAAGATTTGGACTAGGTAATAATACCAACCAATGAACCTGCTGTAGCAGAAACTGCTAGCCAAGGTAAGTTGATTACCACAAACAGTTTTACTAGAGTAGATTTTTTCATTATACAAAACCTGGTATGATTTGACCTGTTAGTGAATAGGATACTATGAGTGCTCCACATCCAACTATGGCTGCTATGCCATTCCACTTCTCAGCAATAGAGAAATCTACTGTGTCTTCTGTTTGTGTTTTTGTTTGCTTTGTCATTAGATGATACCAGGAATAAGGTTGCCAGTTGTTGCGTATGATGCACAGAGAACA